CTCCAGCTGCCCAAGCAGCTGATGCTGTTCCACCTGCTCCAGCAAAATTTCCTCTTGAAGTTCCTAAATCTGCAAGTTCTGTCCACGTAGTTCCATTCCAATGTTCTGTTAAAGCATTTGTAGGTGTTTGTTCCGATCCAGCTATTAAGCCCTCAGTTGCAGTCCCTGATCCAGATGATGCTCCTCTACCTGAATTAATTTCTGTAGTTTCAGTCCAACTAGAACCATTCCATGACTCAACTTTATCAGTCAAACCAGGATTTCCACCTGGAGGTGCTGCACCAGCAGCAAAAGCTGCTGTTGAAGTTCCAAAACCGGCAGCTTTTCTTCTAGCTGAATTTACTTCAGCGATTTCTGTCCAATTTGTTCCATCCCATGATTCAACAGCGTTTGTATTTGCTGTTCCTGAAAATCCAGATACAACAAGACCTGCTGTAGATGATCTTCCAGTGGTTCCTCCTCCATATGCTCTAGCTGTAGATAAGTTGTTAACTTCTGTCCAAGCACTACCATTCCAAGTTTCTGTGTTATTTACATAACTAGGAGCTGCACCGCCTGCCATCCAAAAAGCACTTTGTGTTCCATCTGCCCAAGTTCCACCTCTTGCGGTATTAATATCTGTTGTCTCTGTCCAACTTGATCCATCATATTGTTCATGTGTCGCAGATGCTGAAGGTGCAAAACCTCCAGACACAGCTGCTGCTGTTTGTGTTCCTGCTCCGTTTCCAAAGTTTTCTCCTCTAGCGGTATTTAAAGCTCCACCACTAGCCCACGCTCCACCTGCAAACTGAGACGCAACAGTGTCCGTTGACAGTGTTTGAACTGTGAATCCTTTTATATCTGAATAATTTGCCATAGGCTAAAGACTATGGAAGATTATATACTACTGGTCTTGGGTTTTGCTCTTTTTCTTCAGCTGACAATGCATCCCAAGCAGCTTGCGCTTCTTCGATTTTACCAGTAACGATAGCTTGTGCTTCTTCTTTTGTCTTAATAGCACCATTTACCTTACTGATCCATTGATCACCATAAA